GGCGGCACCATCGAGCGGCCCGACTATTCGAAGATACCGCGCGACTTCGCTGATTGGGTCCGAGCGCATCGCGAGGAATTCGAGGGGGCCGAGCGCAGATGGAACATCGTCGGCGGCGAGCGCTTCGGCGACCTCGGGCATTTCGAGTATGGCGGTCCGGGCGGCGCCGGCCGCGAGGCGCTGAACCGCCGCGCGCTCATGCCACAAACCCACCGCGTCGAGGGCTCGGCCGACATCAACGTCAACGTCGCCGCGCCGCCAGGAACGCGCGTCGAGGGCAAGAGCGCGGGCTTGTTCAAGCCGATCTCCATGACGCGGCAGACGCAGATGGCTTTCGCGCAGGGCGGCCCGCACACGCCAGCCGGGCATGAGTTCCTCGGATGACCATCCGCGACATCCACAATCCCTGGCGCGACGCGCTGTTGCCGGCGATGTTCGACGGCTGCCCGTTCCACGTCGAGGCGGGCTCGCAGGGCGGCGGTCGCCGCATCGCCGTCCACCAGTTCCCGAAGCGCGATCTGCCCTACAGCGAGGACATGGGGCGCCGCGCGACCGAGATCACCGTGCGCGGCTATTGCATCCAGTTCATGTACGACTCTTCGGGAGGGTATGGGCCGGGCGTGCCTGGCTCACCGGGCTTCATCGGCCCAACAGACAGTCTTGCGCCAAGCTTTCCGCTCTACATGCGCGACTACCGTCTTGCGCGCGATATCCTGCAGCAGCGCCTCGATGCCGGCGGCGACGGTGTGCTGCAGCTCCCCAACTCGGCACGCGGCGGACCTGGGCCGTCACTCGCGATCAGCGTCGTCTGCACGCAGTACCGGATGACCGAGGAGCAGCGGTTCGGCGGCTATGTGGTCTTCGACATGACCTTCGTGGAGTTCGGCAAGCCTGCGAGCGTGCCGACTGTCGCCACCGGCGCGCAGCTCGTGCAGCAAGCCAACGGCACGCTGGAATGGATCACGGGCAACATCGCGGCGGGGCCGCACTGATGTTCAAGGCGGACGCGACCGAGGCTGCAACGATATGCAACACGGTGCTCAAGGCGCTGATCGCGCAAGGCTCGGTCAGCGGCCCGGGCGGCTGGCAGCTCCGCAGCGCGGTGGCGCTGTTCCGCGCCAACATGCAGAGCATCCTGATGGCGGATCAGGCCGGCACCTATCTGGAAAACATTTTCCAGCTAGCGCAGACCAACGGCATCGCGCTGCCGGAAATGGACTTCGTCCGCGGCATTGCCGTCGCCCAGCCGGCCGTCTCCGTCGGCGCCATTCTGATCAGGGACTCGCTCGTGCTTTATGCCCTCGCGACGGAGGGGGCAATTATCGCGGCGATGACATTCGTCAGCCGCGATGACGTCGAGGCGACCAGGCAGTCGGTCAACGACTCTTTTTCGCCTATGGAGGAGGTCCTCGCCGACGCGATGGATCAGCTCGGTTATCAAACCCTGCTCGGGCTGCACGCAGCCATCAACTATCATCTGACGCAGACCGCGATGCCGTTGCCGCAGATGATCGGTTTCCAATTCGCGGCGCCGCTCTCAACGTTGCTCGCGGCTTACCGGCTCTACGCCGACGCCAGCCGTGCCGACGAGCTGCTCGCCGAGAACGGCGTGGTCAACCCCGCCTTCATGCTCCCTGCCGGGCGCGCCCTTTCGCAATGAACCATCATGCTTGCACCAGGAGGAGGATCAGGGCCGTCCCCTGAATTCGATCCGCTCACGCAGGCGATGATCCTGACGAGCCGCGGGCAGTTTTGGGATTGGGAGACGGTGTGGGTCCAGCACCGCTGGGCGGACTCGACGCCGCAGTTCCGCTTCACCGCAGTCGAGCGCGAACCTATCCCGCAACTGTGGAGCAAGTTGCAGTTCCGGCCCGGCGACCGCGTGTCGGTCTGGCTCGGCGGGCAACTGGCGCTCGCCAACGGCATCATCGTCAACCGGCAGGTTGCTTACGATGCGAACCAGCACGGCGTCCAGCTCGACGGCAAGAGCCTCACCTATTTCGCTTCCAAGTCGAGCGTCGACATCCCGCCCGACAACAATTTCGACGGCATGACCTTCGAGCAGGTCGCGCGCAAGGTCCTGTCGAAATACCAAGGGATCGGCGTCGCCACCGTCGGCACGCTCAACCCGCGCGTGTTCGAATACCTGCAGACCGAGAAGGGCGAGACGAACTGGGACTTCCTCGAGAAGATCGCGCGGGCCCGCGGCATCGTCCTGGGCAGCGATCACCTTGGCAATGTCCTTTTGATCGGCGACCACGTCAATCCCATCGTCGCGAACCTCGTCGAGGGCGTGAACATTCTGAGCTGCCAATGCGTGATCTCGATCGAGAACCTCGCCGCGCTCTATGTCGTGGCCAATTCCGGGAACGGGACCGACGACCACAACGGCACGGATGCGAGCGAGCAGGAGGCGCCCGCGCCGGGCACCGGGCCTCCCACCAGCAATTACCTGACGCCGAGCGTCGTCCCGGTCCACGACCAGGGCGAGCTGGAGGAGATGGCGCAGAACGAGGCGGTGTGGTCCGAGGGCACCGCGGTGCAGGCGACCATCACCGTGCAGGGCTGGATGATGCCCGGCACGACCCAGCTCTGGACCGCCGGCGATAACGTGTTCGTCAACTCGCCGATGGCCATCCTTGACCAGGCCATGGCGATCCGCACCGCGACGTTCACCCAGGACCAGCGCGGCACGCTGACGACGCTCGACCTCGTCATCCCGTGGCTGCTCAGAGATAAAATCCCGGCGGACGTGATGAACTTCCCGCCCGACCCGTCGACGCAGCCGACGCCGCCGCGGGAGCCGCCTGCCCCTCCTGCCAAGCCGTCGCCGCAGCCGGACCCGACGCCCACACCCGCGCCGCAGACCTTCGCGTGGCCTTACCCTAAGAGAAAACGCTGATGCACCGCGCTACTCCGTTGCACACGGCATTCCGCGCCTATAGCGCCGGTGGCGCGCGCGGCGTCATCGGCGCCGTGGACGACTCCAAGCTGATGCAGGAGGTCACAGCTCACTTCATGGCCGGCGAGAGGCGAAGCCGGGTCGAGGCGCCGCAGAACTACGGTTTCACGTCCGTCAACATGCCGCCCGACATGGATGCCGGCGGAAACATCACGGGATCGGCCGAGCATTTCTCGAGCTTCATCGGCGGCTCGCGCTCGTTCCCGGTTGCCGGCGTCATTGACGATCGCCGCCATCGCTTGAAGGGGCTCCAGCAGGGCGACGTCGCGATGTTCCGCACAGCGCAAGATCAACTGCAGCTCCATCTGACGCAGGGCGGCGGCTTCTGGACCGGGCCCAATACCAAGAAACTCCGTTTGCAACTTATTCAACCGCAGCAACAGCAGGGCGGCGGTCAGCCGGGCCAGCAGGACGCAAGCGGAGGAGGCGGAGCAGGCGGTGGAATGCCGGGGCAACAGCAGAAAGGCCAGCAGCCGGTCTATCAGCAAAACAGTACACAATATTTGGAAGTCAATAATGAGATGACGCAGATGGTGAATAAAAATCACCAATTAATTTTGCAGGACAACAAGACCGGCATCGATATCAACAGCAACAACTATGTCTATCTTGGTCAAACGCAGGCGAGCGGCGGTACGTTCGAGCGCGTCATGCTCGCGGACGGTAGTCCGGCTAAGAATACTTTGGCTTTATCGTATGCCTCTTTGAAAATGGGCAGCACCGCGATCGCGGAAGGCGACGTGCCGGCGGCCGCGCCTGGCATGGTGCCGTGGTTGCGCGAGCTGATCGATACCGTCAAAGAATTAAAGGCTCGCGTCGTTGCGCTCGAGTGCGCATTGAATATCGGGAGATAAAGATGGCTGGCGGCAAAGCCTCGACGTTCGACAACGATCTTCTGAAGCTGATCTTTCAAGCTACCGGCATTCCCAACATTGCCGACAACGCGGCGAGCGCGCCGCTCACCAATCTTTACGTGTCGCTGCACACGGCCGACCCCGGCGTCGGCGGATCGCAGACGACGAGCGAGGCTGCGTATGCCGGGTATGCCCGCGTGCCCGTTGCACGCTCGTCGGCCGGGTGGACGGTCGCCGGCA